GCCTCGATGTTGGCGAGTCGGCCGCGGATCTTGGTGGCAAGCTCCTTCTCGGGCGCGATCGCTACCTCGTGCTCGGCCTCGGCCGCGGGCTTTTCCTCTGCGACGGGCGCGTCTTTCGGCGTCTCTGCGGCAGGCTCGCGCATCTCTTTGAGTGCTGCGATCGCAGCGTCGCGGGATCCGGGTTCGGTGACGGGGGTTTCTGCGCTTGCGGTGGTAGTTTCGTCGCTCATTGCTCAGCTCGGCATTCCCCCGGGCGGTGCTGCGCCGGGCATCGGTGGCATTCCGCCGCCGGGAGGCATTCCCGGAGGCATCATCGGTGGTGCGCCTGGCATTCCGCCGCCCATGTCGGGCGACGCGGGGCCGGGCATCGGGGGCGGCCCTCCCATCGGGGCTCCTGCCATCGGCGGCGGCGCGGGGTTCTGTAGCCGGTCGGCTTCGGTCGCAAGCTGGGTGAGAAGCTCTAGCCGGTCCTCCGCGGCGCCGTCGGCTTCCGCGCGCGCCCATGCGTCGCCGACCATCTTCCGCAGCATCGACAGGTTCAGCATCGCAGAGGGCACCGCGGCATCCGCGTCACCGTCCTGCAGGATCTTGTCGATGCGCATTCGGATCGCGTCGTACTGCGCGGTGATGAGGTTCGTCTCGTTCTCGAGGTCGGGGATGTCGCAGAAGTTCGCGACGCGATCCGGAGGCAGCAGCCCTTGCGCGACGAGCTCTTGCGCCTGCTCGACGCGGGCGGCGGCGCTGCGAGCCTTGAAGCTCGTGGGAGTCACCGCCCAGCGATACGAGCCCTCCGCGAGCTTCACGTCGTGGTAGCTCAGCATGCGCCCGGCTTGACCCTTGGCGCGCGCCATCGTCGTGAAGCCGTCGAGCCCGTCGAAGACCTTGGTCAAGAGCTTCGCGATGCGGACGAAGAAGCGATCGCGGTAGCGCATCGGCTCGCGCAGGCCCTCCGCGTCGGTCTCTTCCATGATGCGCATCGCGACGCCGGACTTGACGCCCGTCGGGACTTCGCCCTGCGTGGAGAGCAGCGACGTGCGCGCGAGCGTCTGCATCTCGCTCTCGATGCTCTGGAGGTACTGGAACGCTTGAGCGCTGATGCCGTCCATGTTGAACGCGACGACGTCGGTGCTGGGCTGGTCGACTTCGAGCACGCTGCCGATGTCGTTGTCGAGCTTGCGGATGTTGACCTTCGCGCCCTTGCGCACGAGCACGCGAGGGACCGCCATCAAGCGCATGCTCTCGTCGATGCGACGGGTCCACCGATCCAGCGTCTCTTGCGGCGTCGCGAGATCGGCCATCAGCGGATGGCCCCACATGCTGCGCTCGGGACGGATGCGCCAGCCCCACGCGAAGGGAAGCTCATCCTCGTCCCACTCCAGCGTGTCTTCCAGCGTGACGTTGGGAAGCACGACGCTGTAGCGCCCATCCTTCGCCTTCGGCCCGCTGCGACGGTGCCACGCGAACGTGACGAGCACTTGGTCGAGGTCGTTCGTCCCGCGGTTGCGGACGAGCGGCGAGTCGGACGGGATGCCCTCGGCGCTGAGGATCTTCTCCTCCGCATCGGGAAACATCTCGATGAGCACGTCGCGATCGAACACGCGCTGCCGGAAGATCGCCCGGCCGTCCGCATACTGCCAATCGGTGTCATCGAGGAGAATCTCGAACGGGTCGACGCGCTCGACGACGGGCTCACCGTCGTTCGGGTAGACGTGCGCGAAGAACGTGCCCTTGTTCGCGAGGTCGGTGCACCACAGCGGATCCTGGTCGTACACGCCGAGGTCGTCGAACGCGCCTTCGAGAAACAGGTTGTTGTCGCGAGCTCGAAACGTGAGGTCGGTGTCCCCGTCTTTGACGACGACCATCGGCAAAACCTTCGCGCGGAGGAGCTTGCTCGTGTACGTCTCGATGAGCACTCTGGCGCGGTTGATCGTCAGCCGGCGCAGGGTCTTGGTGTTGCCGACGGTGGTCTTTTCCCAGTAGCGATCCTGGTAGATCTCCTCGTACCGGAGCCACGCTTGCCAGCGCGGCGCGCTCGCGTTCGTAAGCCGCTGCACGACGCCCGAGATGCGCTTGTGCGCCTCGTTCTTCTCGGCGTCCCACCATGGCTTACGGACGGGCACTTACTTCACTGCCTTGAGCGGCTTCGCGTCTTCCGAGACGTGCCACTCGTAGGCGACGATCGCCCCGGGCGGGATGACCTTCTGCCACGGAGACTTCGGGTGCGTGATGATTACCGAGCCGTCATCGAGGCATTCGAGCCGGTGACCGGAGGTTCCCTCATGGTCGAGGATGGTCCCCACGTAGCCGCCGCTCGGCCCCTTGAGCTGAATCACCTTCACCACTTCGATGCTCTTGAGAACTCTCATCGCCATGCCTCCGCAGTCGTGTGCCGATGCCCTGAAGCCGAAGCTCGTCGGCGACGTACGTGTAGATTCGCCCGCCGTTGCGTCGCAGGTGGAAGCCCACGAGCGCGCCGCTGTCGACGTCATGCGCCACGCTGCCGTGTGCCGCGCTAACGATGGCGGACGCGAGCGCGCGAGAGATGCCGGACGCGCGAGCTAGGCGCGTGACGATGTAGCCCTCATCGTCGGTGGTCGATGCGCGGTAGGCGAGTTTCAAGACGCGAACCCGCGCTCGTGGTGACTCTGCACCGCGAGCTGAGCGGCCCTGAACGCCTCGTCGCTGTCTGGGACGTAGAACATGAACTCGGCGATGGGTGTGCTCGGTCCGAGATCCTCCATGTTTGGATCGTCCGACGTGACCCGCAGCGTACCGTCGCGGAAGTCGATGCTCGCGACGATGCCGCCCTCACTCGGGTTGTCGATTCTCCAGACGTACATGCCGACGGACAACCGCCGCTCGTTGCCTCGCCCGGCGCGAATGGTGACGGCGTACTCCGGAGAAATCCGGGCCCCATCGTGATCGTAGAACGCGGAGCAATTCCGCTCGCCGAGCTTCGCCGCCCTCACGACAACCCGCCCGCCGAGAACGCGCGCCGCGCCTCGCACTTGAGCATGAACGCGCGAAACACCTTCGCGGGGATGCGCAGCTCGATCTCCCCGGGCACGAAGAAGGGGATCGCGGCGATGGCCGCGACGCGGATCGGATCCGTCTGCGCCGCGTCGCCTTCCATGTCCCACTGCATGCCCTCGATGCGCACGACTTGCTCCTCACCGTGACAGCGCGCGCGAATGTCGGTGTAGTGCTCGCCGCCGGCAGTCATGCCGCGGTCAGCCATGCCGTACTCCTCGACGGCGAAGCGCACGCCGAGCCGGCGGCTGCACACGTCGCACTGCGGGTGTAGGTCGCTGCCGCAGTCGATGCCGCGCGCATCGCGCATCGACGCGTCCACGTCTCGCAGGGTGGATTCAGCGACGTAGAGCTTGGAGCGCCAGGCACGCATTGGCACAGCAACCGTGCCACGTTGTGCCGCGAGTGTCTAGTGTTGGGCGTTCAGTCGTGTGCTAGGCTAGCTACGGACGTCGTGGTGAAGTGTGGACCCCCATTGTCCGGGGCCGCTTGCCGGAGTCGCTCTCCGACCAGCATCACGCCCGCGAGAAGGCGGGAGGCCCGGGTCAGATTCCCGGCGGCGTCCTTTTGCTCCCGTCACACCACTTTGGTTGCCACGTCGGGTTTCTGAAAAACTCATCCGGCAGCGGTTGTGGAGGGCGAATAGCCGTGCCATTCGCGCACGCACGAATCAGCGCGAGGTCGAAAAGAAGTTCGCGCTCTTCTTTGTTTCGCCAGCGATCGTCAATTTCGTTGTCCATTCAATCCTCCCACGCGTCCACGTCCCCCCGCAGCTCCGCGAGCGCTTCTGCTTCCATCCGCGCCATGCGCTCGGCGTCAGTCGGCTGCTGCTTCTTCGGCGTGGTCATGTAGGCCCGGCACTCGCGCCAGGCGTACAGCGTCGCGTCGGCACAGTGGTTTGGCACACCCGTGGCCTCGTTGCCGTTCCGCATCCGCACGAGCTTCGGGTACTCGGCGAGCAGATCCGCGCAACCCTCAGCGTGAAAGAGGATCTTCCCACGCTCCAGAGCGCCGTTGAACAGCTTGATGTGCCCGAGCTTGTCGGCCTTCTGCGCCTGCTGAATGGGCACATTGTGCCGGTACATCAGCTCCGCGGCGAACGCTTTGCCCAGTCCGCCGATGTCGCCGATGGTGCGGCCCACCTCGTAGTTCGAACAGAGCGCCTTGTGTTCGCGCGCCACGTCGTCGGCCATGCCTCGGACGTAGAACGAGCGCAGAATGTGCACCACGTCGGAGTGTTGCTCCCACGCGGCGAGGGCGATGGCGTTGGAGTCCACGATGCCGTAGTCGTGCGCGACCATGTACGTCCACGAGCCGACGCGCGCGAGCGGGAGCTTGAGCACGTTCCTAGGCGTGACGCGGTACACGAGCCCGGTGGGATCCTGCTCCCACACGCCGTCCTCGAGCTGGCGGCGCGTGATGCTGTCGAGCTCGGACAGGCTCGCCCGGTACTGCACGCTGTCGAGACTCGGATTGTCGCTCATGAGCGCCGGCACAAACCGCCGCTGCGGGTCGGCGCCAGCCACGAAGCGCTCATGCACCCAGTCGTGGCCGAGCCCGCCCGGGTTGGACGCCGCGCGCATCCTCAGCGGTACCGCGAGGCCGTTGGGCGCTCGGAGCCGAGAGAACAAGTACAGGTAGTCGCGCGAGTCGAACTGCGTGAGCTCGTCGAACGCGATGAACTGGAACTCGGCGCCTTGGTAGCGGTAGCGGTCGTTCGCGGTCTGCAGGTAGCCGAAGCTGATTCGCGCTCCGCTCGGGAATCGCCACTGCTTGCGGACGCCGTCCCAGTGGGCTTTCGTCGACGCGAGCCACGAGTGCGCGCGGTCCATGATGGCGCCGGGTAGCGCGAGGTCGCTGTACGTCTTTCGGAAGATCGCCGCGTTGTAGCCCGACTTGTCCACGTGCTGCAGCGCGGCCATAAGCAGCGCGTCCGACTTGCCGCCGCCGGCTGCCCCGCCGTACAGCGCCTCGCGACAGTCGAGCGCAAGGAACTCCGCCTGCTTCGGGTGCGGGCGGTGCGGGCACCATGAGGTCGAGAGAGCCCGGTCGAGGGCGCGGGAGAGGGACGCGCTCACTCATCCCCCATCGCAGTGGCCGCCGCAAAGGTTGCACGAGTCGGCATCGGGCTGGCGTCCTGGCGTCGCGGGGCAGATGTCCCACAGCGTGTCGCCGATGCACTGCATGCACCCGCCCGAGTCGGGCACGACGGTGACCGGGAGGTAGGTGGCCGCCGGCGGCGCCACCGTGAGTGTCACGTCGTGCGTCGCGGGCTCGACGGCTCCGCCGCAGGCAACCAGCATCAAAAGAATCATCGCTCGCATGTCCATCCTCTCCGCCGGAGAAACTCCAGCGCCTTGGTTTCCGTCTCTTCGTCGTTGCTTTCGTCGCCGCCCTCGGCAGAAGCCAGGCGTTCTTTCTCGAGCATCTCCGCCAAGGCGAGGCGCGCCCCTCGCTCCGTGTTTCCCAGGTTGGCCAAGATGGCTGGGTCTGTCCCCACCTTGAGGTCGTCGCGCTCACGAACCAGCCTGGTTATGAGGCTAATTAGGCCCCTTTTGTTGCCTTTTGCGTCGTTACGTAGCCGCCTTGGGGCAGTCTTCTCCTTACCTTCCGCTGGCTTATGCTCATCGGCGGGGGGGATGTCCGGGTCAAGAGAGGGCAGGGGGGCGACTTTGCTCACTCCCGCACCCCCGCTTTTCGCAAGACCGCCATCAGCGCGCAGTCGTCGTCGTGCTTGACCTCCTCGCACTCGGGACATACGCCATCGACGGCGTACGCCTCCCACCGGTTGAGGATCCTCAACGCCTCGGGCGCGCAGGCGGCGATGCGGGCCTCTTCTTCGGTGTACCCGATGGCAACCGGGATCCCGTTGTCGG